GACATGATGGGTTTTCTGCGCGGGCTGGATTGCGGTAAGAACGGTGAAACCACTGTAATGATAGGCAATTCAGGTAATAAAAAAGCCGGAGCTCCCTTTCCGGCACGTCTCATTGCCGTATCACTTCCTCCCGAAAAAGCATTAATCAGTAAAACCCGACTGCTCAGCGAGAACCGTCGAAAAGGACGAGTAGTTCAGGCGGAAACGCTGGAAGCAGCGGGCCATGTGCTATTGCTAACATCATTACCGGAAGATGAATATTCAGCAGAGCAAGTGGCTGATTGTTACCGTCTGCGATGGCAAATTGAACTGGCTTTTAAGCGGCTCAAAAGTTTGCTGCACCTGGATGCTTTGCGTGCAAAGGAACCTGAACTCGCGAAAGCGTGGATATTTGCTAATCTACTCGCCGCATTTTTAATTGACGACATAATCCAGCCATCGCTGGATTTCCCCCCCAGAAGTGCCGGATCCGAAAAGAAGAACTAACTCGTTGTGGAGAATAACAAAAATGGTCATCTGGAGCTTACAGGTGGCCATTCGTGGGACAGTATCCCTGACAGCCTACAAAACGCAATTGAAGAACGCGAGGCATCGTCTTAACGAGGCACCGAGGCGTCGCATTCTTCAGATGGTTCAACCCTTAAGTTAGCGCTTATGGGGCGGGTCCCCGGTGGTGGTCCATTATCGGTATTCTGCGTTGTTAGCTCAGCCGGACAGAGCAATTGCCTTCTAAGCAATCGGTCAGTGGTTCGACTCCACTACAACGCGCCACACTTATTTTCCAGGCTCGCTTCGGCGGGCCTTTTTTGTATCTGCGCCACGCCCGGCGCATATCAACCACAGAGCCTTTCGGGGGTGAGCTTACGGAGTGGTCAGTGTGACTTTCTCTGTGGGCAGATCGCTCCCGGGCGTTGGCTCACCCACCCAAAGGAACGTCACGATGTTTGGAATCTTCAAAAAGAAAACCCGCAGAGCGGCAGCGGAAATTAAAAAGTTTGAGAAACGCGATCTGGCACAGGCGGTGATTAACGCTGCATACCTGGTGGCCTATGCAGATGGTGAATGCGAGGCATCCGAGAAAGCGAAGATCGAACAGGTCTTACGTAATCAGCCTGCGTTGTCTGCGTTTACCTCGGAAATTAATGCGATTAGCGCAACTATTATCGGTCAGCTGGATACCAATTTTAAAATTGGTCGTCGTGCCGCGTTACGCGAGATTGAGGATGTGAAACACGATACGCGTGAAGCGGAAGATGTGCTGGATGTGGCGGTGGCCATTGCGGAGGCAGACGGCGAAATTGAGCCGGAAGAGCGCAAGGTGCTGGAAGAGATTGCCGGTGTTCTGGGTCTTCGTCTGGAGAATCACCTGTGACGGTAAAACTGCGCCTGGCTGTGGCTGCACTCCTGCTGTTTCTGGTGGTGATGGTGGATTTCACCAGCAGAATCATGTCGGTGCTGGCGGATGGGGTGCTGGTCTGCGGCATTGTGGTATTGCTGTGGCCGGTGATAAAAAGAAACAGCCTGCATAATGCTTGATTTTTTTGTTTGCTGTTTATTAAAAACACTTCTGCATGGTGAATCCCCCTGTGCGGAGGGGCGATCAGCAACCAGGTATATGGGATAATCGCGGATTCAGGTGCTGATACTGAATTCACCGGGAGGCACCCGGCACCATGCAAGAAAAAGAATGTGCATGCAAACATGCCCCTCTCCGGAGGGGCTTTTTTATGGGTAAAAAATGCCCGAATGGGTTCGGGCAATAGCATGAGATACTGATATTGTTGTGTTGTTATCGTGTGGATTTTAACCAGGGTTTATCAGGCTGCGCAACTGCGTGGCCTTTTTTCATTTCTTGGGCTGTAGTCCCCGTGTGTCATTCAGGCTTCCGGACTACAGCCCACTCCATATCTGATTTAATACACTATCCCGGCCGGGAGGAATAATGACATTTAAACATTATGATGTTGTCAGGGCGGCGTCGCCGTCAGACCTTGCGGAAAAGCTGACACACAAACTGAAAGAGGGCTGGCAGCCGTTTGGTAGTCCGGTGGCCATAACCCCTTATACCCTGATGCAGGCGATTACAGCAGAAGGTGATGTGGTGGTCAGTGGTGCAACTGAGCCGGATTGGTACTACGTCATCGTACTGGCCGGGCAGTCCAATGCCATGGCTTACGGTGAAGGGCTTCCGCTGCCGGATTCATACGATGCTCCGGATCCGCGCATTAAACAGCTGGCGCGCCGCAGTACAGTGACGCCGGGTGGGGCTGCCTGCAGATATAACGATATTATTCCGGCCGACCACTGCCTGCATGATGTGCAGGATATGAGTACGCTGAATCATCCGAAGGCAGACCTGAGCAAAGGGCAGTACGGCTGTGTCGGCCAGGGGTTACATATTGCCAAAAAACTGCTCCGTATATCCCGAATAACGCGGGGATCCTGCTGGTACCATGCTGTCGTGGTGGTTCGGCATTCACCCAGGGCGCGGAGGGGACATTCAGTGCGGACACGGGGGCCAGCCAGGATTCGGCACGCTGGGGTGTGGGTAAACCGTTATATCAGGACCTGATTGCGCGCACCAAAGCTGCATTACAGAAGAACCCGAAAATGTGTTGCTGGCGGTGTGCTGGATGCAGGGAGAGTTTGACATGAGCGCCGCCACCCACGCACAGCAACCTGCGCTGTTTACAGCCATGCTGACACAGTTTCGTGCTGACCTCTCCGTGTTTAACGCGCAGTGCCATGGTGGCAGTGCTGCAGATGTGCCGTGGATTTGTGGTGACACGACGTATTACTGGAAAAATACATACGCTACCCAGTACGACACCGTGTACGGCGGGTATAAAAACAGGGAGAGTGAGGGCGTTTATTTTGTGCCCTTCATGACAGACGGTAACGGTGTCAATACCGCCACTAACGCGCCGGCAGAAGATCCGGATATTCCGGCATCAGGATATTACGGTGCGGCATCGAGAACGAATGGAAACCAGGTATCATCAAACCGCCCGACACATTTCAGTTCATGGGCGCGCAGGAGCATTATTCCGGATCGTCTGGCAACCGCTATTCTGAACGCAGCCGGGCGCACCTCAGCCTTCATCAGTGGTAAGGCACCGGAAATCAACCCTCGCCCGGCGGCAACACGCCATCGGGTCCGTCTGCAGATACGTCCGTTCGCACAATCTCCCTGCTGCCGGCAGCCGGAGAGGCTGCTGCGCAGGGCTGGAGCATTAAGGATGGCGGAATTCAGTTGTCGGGTGGTGTATTTAAGATCGCCAAGCAGAGCAATAAAACCTGGTCCCTGACGCATCCGGTGGATGACGCAATTACCCTGCTGACACAGGGCGGCAGACTGACCTGTAAGTTCCGCCTGTCAGGCGCACTGACCAACAATCAGTTCGGGCTGGGGATTTATCTGTATACGGATGCTCCCGTTCCTGATGGTGTGGCGATGACGGGTACCGGTAATCCGTTCCTGATGTCGTACTTCACTCAGACCACTGACGGCAGAGTGAATCTGATGCATCACAGGAAAGCCGGAAACACGAAGCTGGGGGAGTTCGGCGATTACGGTAACGACTGGCAGACGCTGGAGCTGGTGTTCACCGCCGGCAGTGCCACGGTTACTCCGAAACTGAATGGAGTGGCTGGCCCGGCATTCCAGGTTATAAAAGACAGTCTGACACTGGGACTGAATGCGCTGACGCTGACGGATGTTACAAAAAGTGCAGCGTATGGCGTTGAGATAGAAAGTCTGATGCTGGAGATAAATGCACCGGCAGCATAATAAAAAAAGCCAGCGCCCACTCTGAAGGACGCTGGCTAAAACGGGTAGATGTACTTCACATGATACTTATATTTGGCAGTACATTTTCTGACAGACAGTGACGGATGTTGTCAAGATATTGTGTCATTTATAACCTGAATCAGGGGTTGGTCGGAATGTTATCTGGCATTTTTAGCAGAGCCTGAATGCCATAATCACGGCTCCCGGAGTTGGCCGTCAGTGGGTGACACTGGCGGCTTTTTGTTTCCTTTACTTTCATTTTCTGTCGGCGGTGACGGAGACATACATCAGATGGAAAAAATCACAACAGGTGTGTCATACACCACGTCAGCGGTGGGGACGGGATACTGGTTACTGCAGCTGCTGGACAAAGTCTCTCCGTCCCAGTGGGTGGCAATAGGTGTACTGGGGAGTCTGCTGTTTGGCCTGCTGACGTATCTGACTAACCTTTATTTCAAGATTAAAGAAGATAAGCGTAAGGTGGCGCGGGGAGAGTAGTCGATGAATAAACAATACGAACTGGTTGTAAAATGAATATTTCTAACTGAAAAAACGTTCCATGAGGTGAGAAAAGGTCACAGGCAATCAATAACAGGACGTGATGAAAGACCCTTGCATTTGTGCGCTTTCTCTTTAGATAGCAGCAGATACTGAAAATCTGAGTTGTCGGGGAGTCAGGGATACAGCTGTGCAAGAGTTGGTCATTGTGATTCCATTGAAATCCTGTATGCCATGAAGGGCAGGATTTTATGGCTACCTGAGCTTTGGTGATAGTAAGTTGAAAATTCGCATTTTTTGCTGACATGCGTAACGAGAATCCCATAAGCAGGGAGGACTTAATTCTTCATTAACCCATGCGTTGATATTATGTTTCAGCCGTTGAAGCATCAGCGGTGTTAATGTTGTGGTAATAATATCCAGCGTTTTATGTGAGATCTTACCGTAAGGGTCTGCAAGAATGCTGCTTGTTGCTTCGTTATTATCTGCCATCAGAAGAAGTAACTCTGATTTAACGTTTTCTGTCATTAGTTGTAAAAATCTTCTGCGCAAACTTTCTTTTACTGTTCATTTATATGGCTTCATTTGTTGTAATCTGCTGCGTCTCAAGGGATATGTTTATGAGAGCGACCATGAGTGTTGGATTATATACCTAACATATCAAGGGATTAGAAATCGATAAATCCCCATGAACGAAAAAATAAAATACGGCCTGTCGGCTGCCGTTCTGGCGCTGATTGGTGCAGGTGCTTCTGCGCCTGAAATCCTCGACCAGTTTCTGGATGAAAAGGAAGGTAACCACACCACGGCATACCGTGATGGTGCGGGGATCTGGACCATCTGCCGTGGTGCCATTCTGGTGGATGGTAAGCCTGTTATTCCTGGCATGAAGCTGTCAAAGGAAAAATGCGACCGGGTTAATGCCATCGAACGTGACAAGGCGCTGGCATGGGTGGAGAAAAACATCCGGGTGCCGCTGACCGAACCCCAGAAAGCGGGGATCGCGTCATTCTGTCCGTACAACATTGGCCCCGGTAAGTGCTTCCCGTCGACGTTTTATAAACGAATTAATGCAGGCGATCGAAAAGGTGCCTGTGAGGCGATTCGCTGGTGGATTAAGGACGGTGGCAG